GATGCTCGCAACGGATGCGGCAACGGCGTTACTGGATACGATCTTGGCGATTGCCCACACGAACGCCGTTTCCACTTCCGGATAGTCGCTAGACAGCGACCAGCTCGGCATGTAACGAGCGATGAACTCGTTAATGCTCTTGGCCGCACTGTGGTAGGTGCTGTGGATAGTACCGCGATCCAAATAGATGTAGGTACATGCCTCCACAAATCTCCCACGCATTTGTTCCCACTCAGCGTCAGGGACTTCCGGCCCGTTAGCAAGCAGATCCAAAAGCGCAAGAGTCGGAGAAGTTGGGGAGTCTTGCTCCCCTTTCTTAAACCATGATTTGAACATGACGACCCTCAATACAAACGTAGCATTGCACGCTGCTCACGCGGACTTGCTTTGCGGGAAACAGCAGCGTTAGACAGCAGAGGGTTAGCTCCCTGCTTGTCTATGTTCTTTACAGATTTGTAGATCGCATTGTTGGCGCGGTCGTTGGCAGCACGTTGGTCTAACAGGTACTTCTTCTTGCCTGTCTTACCGTACTCGAACATCTCACTGAGGTGGCCGAAGTCACGGTCTTTCAGTGAGAGACGACGTTGGCCGCCAAGCACACCGCCGAACGGTTCGGCGCTTGAGAACGATCCGCCGCCCTCGTCGCCGTCCTCTTTCGGCCCGTACTTCTTCTTCAGCTCCGCGTTGCGCTTTTGGTAGTCGTAGATCTTACGCTGCATCGCCAAGTTTTCATCTTGGTCACCAACCATCTGATCCAGACTGTATCCGCCAGCCGCCGCGATTGCACGAATCGGTACAGGTACGCCCATTTCGGTCAACGCACGTAGCGCTTCCATCTGACCTTGATCGCTTTCCGGACGCAGCTTCTTCGTCCAGTGCACGGTCGGGATAAACAACTTGGAGCCGTCTTGCATGCGCTCCATGATGTCCATCGCATCGCCCTTCATCATGCCAGACTTCTTGACCACGTTGCCGCTACGGTTCACGGCCAGCCCGTTGATTACGGCTACCAGCGGGAAGATTTTCTCGTAGAACAGGCGGCGGGTCAAGTCATTACGGGAAGCCGCAAGGCTCTCCATGAATGCCATCATTCCGGTCTCGCCGTTGGCGAACGTTGCATCGCCAGACAGCAGGGCTTCGCTGGCACCCAGCGCACGTAACTTGTATTGCGTGGTGGTATCCCAGATGTCGGTGATCTTCCAGAAGTCGCCGCCTTGACGGAACTCGTTCACCTGCACGCCCATGCGAGTTGCGATCACCGCACCGATAGGATCCGCATCCGCAGCCAACAGCAAGTCGGTTACGTATTGCAGTTCCTCAACGCTGGGCTCCCACTCCATCCCGTCGCCGAGCTGAGCGTGAAGGATACCACGTTGACGTCGGCCACTTTCGATCAGCGTGCCACGGTACAGGTTCTTTTCAATCAGCCACACCGGAAGGATCCGGCGATACACCGACTGGCCCGCGCCCGTACTGTACGGACGACGAGGCAACCAGATTGTACCGAGCGGGTCGAGTTCAATCTTCTCGCCACCGTCGATCTTGGCGCACAGGTCGCTGCCGATGTATTCGCGGAGGCGCTTGATCCGGTCGTTGTCACGCTGCATCACGGTACGCGTTTCTTCCGGCACGTTCCACTCCAAGATTGGGTCTTGGTTGTTGAACGGCAGCGGGTACACGTCGATGTGGTCGTAGCGGTGGCACATGAGGTCGAGGAATTTCTTCTGCTGCTTGTTATACAGCATCGACGACACGTGAGCACCAGTAACCATCCGATCAGTGGTGATTGCCGGAAGCATACTGCCGATCTTCAGGCGCTCGTTTGTTTCGTAGTAGGGCTCAAGCAACGCATCCTTGGCCCCGCCGAACGTGTAGTCCGAATAGGGCAACGTGCTGAACATGTCCACGAACGAGCCGCCGATGGGATCGAAGTTGTAGATGTCGCGATAGATGTTGAAGAGGAACTTGTCGTCGGTGTCGTAGGCCATGCCTTCGAGCAACGGATCGACGTCGATGTCCAATGCCACTGCGCCGAACTGAGTATTGCCGATTGCACTACCTGAGCCAGCACCAGCGGCAGAGGTGGACGCAACGCGGCCCCCATACTGCTCATGCTTAGCGCGTTCGCGCATCGTCTTCACCAACTTGTTGAGGGCCGCATCACTTGACGCGACCCCAATTTGGCGCTTACTCGATTCCGGCGCAGCTCCGCGATGTCTGAAATCGCTCTGTGCCTTGAATGAGATTCCCATGCCTTACTCTCCCAGCGGGACGGGCATCGTCACCGCGCACTCACTGCAAAAGCGTGCCGGAACACCGCCAACCAACTCGGCGGCTACGGTCGGGCGCTTGCACTTCGGGCAGTTGGTCACGCTCTCAACGTGGAGTGCGGATTCCGACAACATGTTGCTATCCGTAATGCGTGGATCGATGTCAACGCCTTGGGCTTTCGCCTGCCGCGCCGCCAGCACATTTGCAGCTGGGTTGTTGAACTTGGTCGTCATTTTGCTCTCCTTGAACTGAGTACCGCTGTGAAATTACCAATGGTTCCGCTGCGCGCCTGCGTGCCGCTGCTGGTGCCGATTGCTTTGGCACTGCCTATCACGGCGAGGCGTTGCGGGTTTCGGTCGATGTGCTTGTTAGGGCTATTTACAAGAAACGGTGCGTAGTCCGGACTGTTGAGTCCATACGTCGCCAACGCTGTTGCCCGCCACAAGTCATCCGTCAGCCCCACACCTTTGAGAACCTGATTGCGGCTATCTTGGATAGTGACAAGTTGATACATGAAGTGTTCGACTGGCTTGTTGGCAAAGCACGCTGGGTAGTTCGTCAGATCCTGATCGTGCAGCAGCTCGATTACAGACTTCACGTATTGCGAACGTGGGTACGAGAAGGTGCCGCCTTGCATCTGGTTCTTGACGTCCCACATGTCGCTGTACTTCAGCGAATACTTCTTGGCAATGTTTACGAGCCCAAGGGCCAGCGCATCTTGCAAGAGTTTCGTTGAGTTCCAACGGTCGGCCAGCAGTACCTTAACGTTGCGCGCCTTGATCATCGGCACAATGATGTGGTCAAAGATCAACGTGTAGTTGAGAGGTTCGCCGGGACTTGGCATGATCTCAACCAGCAGGTCAACGCTCGGTATCCCGTCAACCAGCGACATACACGATAGCGCGAAGCTGTTGTTGGTTTCCCCCGCATCCATTGCCAGCACAGATGGGCGGTCGACTTGCTTGATCTTGGTGATCTTGCCGTAGGCCGTCCGCTCAACCGAGATCCCGTTACTGCGTCGGTCAGTCGATTGGTTATACACGACTTCGTTACGGCCAACTTCACGCATACACTCGTCAACTGTGCCCGGCGAAATGAATGGGTTCGCTGACACTGGCGGTTGTGCGCCGTAGTCTCGGGCCGCTGCTATCGGGTTCTTCCGGAATTCTTCGTCCAGCATCTCCCGCGTAACGTTCGGGTTCATCTTCCAAGTTGGCGCGTGGATGCCCAGTATCTTGTTACTGGTCTCCGCTTGCCGGACAATCTCACAGATCTTGTCTCGGAAGTCGGACGGACTACTGACGTTGAACCCATACGCCGTGTAACACATGTCGTTGCCGCTTGCGACAAGTCGGCCCTCCGCCGAACGCACGGTAAGGCAGGAACGTTCCAACGCAATCGAGACTTCGGCAGCGCCTGTCTTGATCTTGTTCTTGGAAGCATCGTTGTCGAACCAACCGATTTCATCTATCGCGTAGAAGATACGAGTTCGACCACGAAGGGTACGTTTGTCAGGGCCAGCGGGGAACACAATGAGGTTGCGATGGCGATACAGAACGAACGTGTCCCGAATCTTCATCACCTCAACGCCGTACAGTGACTCGTAGCGTTTGATCAGCGCATGGTAACGCTGGAACCACGGGCTCGCCACGATGTAGCCGAAGTACGGCTCCCACAATGTGTCCTTTGCCTGAGCCTGAGTCAGGGCCACGAACGTGCCTTGCAGGATCTGGTTATCACCGATGCCATACACGCGCGTCGGCTTCTGCATCTTGAGCACACGGTGGGTCATGTAGGTCGACAGCATTGCAACCACAACGGACTTGCCGCTGTTCTCGCAAATGATGTTGTCGATCATGTAGCGTTGGCCGCTCGGCACTTCGAACGTCCACGTGTCTTCCGGTTCGATGTCGGCTACCGCAGCATTGAACACCGCGTAGTCGCCATCGACCAGCCGCTTGAGGTAGTACAGCGGGCTATCGATCCCGATGTTTTCGAGTGCAGACGCAAGAGACCCACGATCCCAGCGCTCGGCTGAAAAAGTGGGTTCTATGCGCAGCACGGTTTCGCGCAGCTCACTGAAGTCGTTGTAGGCTATGGCGTCGAGCCAGAGGCTGTGGCCGTCCCGCATGATGGGCCAGCCGCACGCAATACCCAGCGACTGAACCTCTCGCGCCAGTTCCTCAGTGTCGGCCATCACGGACAGAGCGATCTCGTCGTCGGGGAACAGGGTTGCGAAGAAGGTGTGCAGCAAGGGAGCCGCGTTGGACAGCAGGTAATCCGGCAACTGCACCATCTTGTTGTCGCGGTAGCAGCCAGCAGTCAGCGACCGGAACACGGTGTCGATAGTGGTGCCGCCTTCAACGTAAGGAACGTTGTTGTGCACCAGCATCGTGCCCATCACCGCGTGCGCCATCGTCCGCATCAGCTCGTAGTTGCGGATTGCCTTGTGGCTGTAGTTCTCGGCCAACAGTCCTTGGCGCACCATGCCTTCAGCGTACTCGCGGATCGGGAATGGTTCACCAGTGTGATAGTTGGTGGCGACAATGACAGGGGACTTGGCTGCATCTCGGAGCGGGCGATAGCTCTTGGCCCAGCCTTCGATGCCGTGGGTAGCGGTGCCTTTGATTTCGGTGCCGTTGGCAAGCGTCGCACACACCAGCTGTTCGCCAGCTTCGATGCGTACAATCTTGTTGATCTTGAGGGGAGTGGTGTCACAGAGCGAGGCGGTAAGGCCAGCGATTTCGGTCTCACCGTATTCAGCGTCGGGCAGCAGGTCACGCACTCGGCGCATGCCCACACCAGTAGCCAGCAGCTGGTCACCAGTAACGCAACGTTGTCCGGCGTTCACACCAAGTTCGTTGTAGAACT